GATATATCAGCGATTAGATATTTAGACAATGTTTTAGTTATTGATTGTCTTTATAATAAATCCAAAGGTGTAGTATGGGCACATAGTAATATTGTACCCTCTTTAGATCCTGGATTTAAGTATTGGTTAATGGTGGATTCACATACTCGATTTGATGAAGGATGGGATGATCTTTGTATACAAAATTTACAGGAATTACCTCCTAAATCATTAATTAGTGTTTATGCTCCACAGTATTTTTTATCTCGAGAAGAAAAATCTAAAGGATTTCAAGTTAATTATGCTCACGAATTAAATCCTGATGGTAGTGTACATTGGGGAGCTAAACTAGTTGAAGATGGGCATAATATAGAAGCATTTAAAAATTCTAGTATAGCAGGAGGACTTATGTTTTCCCCTATAGAATTAATGGATGAAGTACCCATTGACCCTTATCTAAATTATCAGTTACAAGAAACTGATCAAACTATTAGAGCTTTTACTCACGGATGGAATATGTATGCTCCTAAATTTGATGGAGCTATTTATCACATTTATGAGCGTACTACAAGAATGTGCCCTAATGGGAATGATGGAGGTAGAGGACTTAACCCTGTAAAAAGATACCATTATAAATTAGGTATATTAGGTAGAGAAGATTTAAATGATAATGATGTCTTTAGACTAGACCAGTATGGATTAGGAACTGTAAGAACAGTTAAAGAATTTGAAGAAACTTATAATATAAAACTATATACTAGGGAAGAAGTTTTAGCTAAACAAGGAGAACCTATAACTCCTTATGTAGGAACTTTATCTCCCCATATTAGTGATTCTTCTTCTACAGAAACTACAGTATCACCAACCTCAACCCAAAAGGTAATTTCAATTCCTGTAGCAGTATTTAATGATCATTTTCGTTTCCAATTAGATTTATTTTGGTATCACCATAAAAGATTATATGGAGATGATGCTCAAAATATGTGCCATGCTATTGTCCTTAGTAGGAACCACTATACGGATATGCCTGCTGCTGATATAACTCCCTGGAGTAATGTTGATCCTCATTTTAAAGATCTACCCCATTCTATGTGTAAAGCCTACTTTGATTACAACCCTGAATGGTTTCAAAAGAATTTAATGCAAACTAACATTCAAATTGGTTTACAACAAATTATAGATAAATTTAATGATGATGATGTAGTTGAAATATTAGATTGTGATATGTTCCATATGGAAAAACGTCCTCCTTTAGATGTTAAAGATGATGAAGTATATGTTGCAACTGATTATGAAAAATGGCATTTACATTCTAAAACAATTAATAAGTTTATTATAGAAAGATACCTCCATAAAACAGGAGGAGATTATAATGGAGGATTTGTACCTATTATTTGTAATGTAAGAACCCTTAAAAAAATAATGACTGAGTGGTTAGCAGTTAATTTAGATATAATTGAACAACCAATAACAGACGGGTTAAAATGGTGGTCTTCAATGTATGCTTTACAAGCTGCTTGTGAGAAGAACATGGTAAAAATGATTGAGTATAATAAATGTTATATTCAAAATATTAACGAATGGAAAGATGATATGTACATTTGCCATTATTCATGTGATGGAGTTTATATTCATAAAAATGATAAAGAACATTTGTACTCTTATGAAAATTATTTAAAATGCAAAAACTCAGATTTTAAATACCCTAAATTATTTGCTGAGTGGTATGCACAAAGTGCATTTTGGAATACAAATAAACAAGAAGGATGGGAAAAATAGAAAAAACAGCCTATATTACAGGTATAACCGGTAATTTTACTAAAACTAATCCTATAGAAGAGGATTTAAGAGGACAATCTTATGTCTATACTACTAGAAAAAGTAAAGCATTTAAAAAGAATGCTGAATCTAATGGGTGGGAAGTAAGATATTTAGATCATTTAGAACATACTACTAATCTAGTTAAAGCTTCTATCCAATCTAAAGATGTTAAATTTTGTAAATTTGATTTAGATAGTGAAAAACCCTTATGGGAAGAATATGATTATATTTTATATGCAGATCATAAGTTTATTTTTACTAAAAAACAAATTGAAAGTTTAGTTGATTTTATAGATGACGAAAAACATGTTTGTGCAGTAGGAGAACAGGGATCTAATGTGTTTACAGAATTTTTCTGTGCTACAGCTTATACTCGTTATGTTAAAGTAATGGATGAAATGAGAAAAAACATTGATTACTATATCGAAAATAGAAGTTGGGAATACTGTATGCAAGAAGATAAGCCTATGGCTAATATGAGTTATGTTTTATGGAATACAAAACATCCTAAATTTAGATTTTTAGTAGATAAATTAAATGAAGAACAAGAAAAATTTCAACATCCTGAATGTCAAATCCTTTTTACTTTGTTTATGAACGACCATCAAGATTTAATCCAAATACAACCGGGACATTCTCTTATTGGTCATTTAGAAAGAGTAATTCCTGAACCTTTAATTGGTCATAAGCATTATTAAAAATGTACGATACAGAGAGAAAATTATTATTTGTCCATATAGCAAAAACTGGAGGATCTTCAGTAGTTTACTATTACACTAGAGGAGTATTCCCAGAACTAAAAGATGAAATAAGTGAGGATTATATTTATCAAAATTTTGTAAAACAAAACTTTTTATATGATCCCCGAGCTCCTAAGGTAGAAAATGGTGAGCCTCTATATGAATTAGGACCCCATTGCCATTTATATGAATACGAAGAATTTTTAAATATAGATGAATATTACAAGTTTTCTATAATGAGAGAACCTGCTAATTATTGTTTTTCTAATTTTCACGAATGGCCCCAAGCTTTTAAAAATAAAAATTATACGGACTTTATTTTAAGTGAAGAATTTAAAGAAAAAACAGATCCTCAATTAATACATTTTAATGATAAAAGTGGAACCTATAAAATGGATAAACTTTTTAAATTTGAAAGATTTAATGAAGTATTTGAATTTATTTCTACTAGATTAAATGATTGGAATATTCCTTATTGTAAATCTAATTATAGACCTTATACAAAGAAAGCACTAAGTGAAAACCCCCAAGATATAAAAGACATAGTAAATAAACATTTTCAAGACGACTATGAGCATTGGAAAACACTCTAGTATACTAGTAATAGGAGCACACCCAGATGATATTGAAGTAGGGTGTGGAGCTAGTTTATGTAAATGGGTTAAAGATGGCATTAATATTGTTGCTGTCGTTATGACTTGTGAAAATGATATTAGAAGAAAAGAACAAGAAAACGCATTTAAAGTTTTAGGTATAGATAAATACCATATTGGACATTTTATAGATGGAAAAATACCCCATGATAAAGAGAGTGTTAGTTTTATAGATAATCTTATAAAACAACATAATATTAATACTATTATTACCCATAGTGAATTTGATGCACATCAAGATCATCATAATACTATGAAATCAGCAATGTCTTCGGGTAGATTAATAAATAATTTTTTACATTTTGATACTGTACCTTTTAGAAGAATAAATTACCAAGAATTATCTAAACCAACTATATATTCTAATGTAGATGGTTTTATACAATGTAAAATAGAATCTATTAAATGTCATGAATCTCAATTGTCTAGGTTTCCTATAGATTGGGAAGAAAAACTTATATCTGAAGCTAATTACAAAGGAAATTTTGTTAATACAAATTACGCTGAATCATTTTATTGTAAAAAACTTTATATTTATTAATAAACAACCGTTATGGCAATACAACAAACTAAAGTAACTGAAGAAGAACTAAAAGAAATTGGAGAGTTTCAAGAAAAAATTAATCTTTTAACTTACCAGTTAGGTCAACTAGAATTACAAAGATTAAATCTAGAACAAAATAAAAAAATTCTAGAAAACGAACATCTTGTTTTAATTCAATCAGAAAAAAAGCTAGGTGATTCCTTAAAAGAAAAGTATGGTGATTCTCAAATTGATTTAAAAACTGGTGAAATTATACAATCTAGTTAATGTTTTTGAAGCCTCCCTATATATTTATCATTGATAAAATAACTAAATTAAAATGGCTGAAACTTTATTATCCCCCGGAGTATTAACCCGTGAGAACGACCAAACTCTCATAACACAAGGTCCTATTGTAGCTGGTGCTGCAATTCTTGGTCCTACTGTAAAAGGTCCCGTTAATATCCCAACTGTTGTTACTTCTTATAGTGACTATAAAAGCAAATTTGGTGGTGCTTTCGAAAGTGCAAGTATTAGATACGAATACTTAACATCTGTTGCTGTTTACAATTACTTCCAACAAGGAGGTCAAACAGCACTTATTACTCGTATTGTATCTGGAACATTTTCCCCTGCAACTGCTTCTGTACCTGCAATAGGTACTGGTTCAGGTGATTATACTACATCATCTTTCGAATTAGAAACAATTTCTCAAGGTGAGATCATGAACAATTCTGGAAGTGTATCCACTAGTGGATCCTTAGTAAGTGGTTCAGGTGATAACCTAAGATTTGAAATTGCTGCTGTAGATTCAGGAAGTGGTCAATTTAGCCTCTTAATTAGAAGAGGAGATGATAATTCCAAATCTAAAACTATTCTTGAAACATGGAATAACTTGTCATTAGACCCTAACTCAGCCAACTATATAGAACAAGTTATTGGTAATCAAATTAAGAATTTTGATACAGATAGTGATGGTAACAGATTTATTCAAGTAACTGGATCATATATTAATAACTCACGATATGTAAGAGTTAAATCTGTAACTAATCCTACACTTAACTACCTCGATAACGACGGAAATTTCAAACCAGAATACACATCTTCTCTCCCATCTATTGGAAGTGCTTCATATGAAGCTCCAGGCGAAGAAGGAGCATTTGGTGGTGCTGCTGGTAAAATATATGGTGGTGGTTCAACAGGAACTACGCAATTAAAAATGTATAGCGAAATTGATAGCAATAGTATCCAAGGATTAACTGGTGCTCAATATACCGCTTCAATTTCATTACTAGAAAATAAAGACGAATACGATTTTGAAATATTAACACTACCTGGTGTAACAATTCAAAATGGTTCAGTTGCTACTACTACTGCAATTGATGTAGTAACAGAAAGAGGAGATGCAATTGCTGTAATCGATACTAGAGATTATGGTTCAACTCTTAACCAAGCAATTACAAACGCTGGAACCGTTGATTCAAGCTACAGTGCTACTTATTGGCCTTGGGTTCAAATATTATCTGCCGAAACAGGTAAATTAGAATTCGCCCCAGCTTCAACATTAATTCCTGGAGTTTATGCTACAAATGATAGATTAGGAGCTGAATGGTTTGCCCCTGCTGGATTTAACAGAGGTGGAGTTGGAGGTGCTATCCAAGTAGAAAGAAAATTAACACCTGCTGATAGAGATAAACTATACCAAGGAAAAGTTAACCCAATCGCTTCATTCCCAGGACAAGGTCCAACAATATTCGGACAGAAAACATTACAAACTAAAGCTACATCCTTAGATAGAGTAAATGTTAGAAGATTATTGATCGAATTGAAACGTGTAATTGGACAAATTGGTGAAGGATTGTTATTTGAACAAAATACAGCTTCTACAAGAGGTAGATTCTTAAACCAAGTTAACCCATATCTAGAATCAATACAACAAAGACAAGGACTATACGCTTATAGAGTAGTAATGGATGAAACTAACAATACATCAGATGTAATTGATAGAAACCAAATGGTAGGACAAATTTATATCCAACCAACTAGAACAGCCGAATTTATAATCCTAGACTTTAATGTAACACCAACTGGTGTAGAATTTTAAAAAGGCAATATTTATAATAAACATAACTCAAAATGGCAGTAAAAGATCCCAATGAAATAATGTTCACCGCCTTTGAACCAAAGGTACAAAATAGGTTTATTCTTTATGTAGATGGTATTCCATCATACTTAATAAAGAATGCCTCTGCTCCCGGATTCGATGCTGGTGAAATCATCCTAGATCATATTAACGTATACCGTAAAATTAAAGGTAAAGTACGTTGGAACGATATGACATTAGGTTTATATGACCCCGTAACCCCCTCTGGAGCTCAAGCCGTAATGGAATGGGCACGTCTAGCTCACGAATCAGTAACTGGTCGTGATGGATATTCAGATTTCTACAAAAAAGATCTACAATTAGATATATTAGGTCCTGTAGGAGACGTGGTTTCTCAATGGATAATCAAGGGAGCATATTGTAAAACTGCCACATTTGGTGAATACGATTGGAGCGCTGATGCTGCAATTAATTTAGATATCACCATTGCAATGGATTATTGTATCCTAAACTTTTAATACCCCAACCCTCCATACCCCGAAAAATGGTGTTCCACTTGGAACACCTTTTTCTTTTTTATATATTTATATCCACAAATTAGTTATTTTATTATATGGAAGAACAAGTTACAGAAAACAAATTTAAATTCCCAACCGAAGTTGTCGAACTACCCTCTAAAGGATTAATATATCCTAAGGATAATCCTCTATCTTCAGGTAAAATAGAAATGAAATATATGACTGCTAAGGAAGAAGATATTCTTACTAACCAGAATTATATTTCAAAAGGAACAGTGTTAGATAAATTAATTGAATCTTTAATTGTCTCTAAAATCAATATTAATGATATGGTTATTGGGGATAAAAATGCATTATTAATTGCATCCCGTGTATTAGGTTATGGTAAAGATTATACTTTTAGGGCTTATAATTCAAATAATAGCCAAGTTGAAGATTTTGAAATTGATTTAACAACTTTAAAGGATAAGGTTTTAAATCCTAATGATTTAATTGAAGAAGGTGTTAATGAATTTAGGTTTGAATTACCTCATTCTAAAACTCCAATTACTTAT